AAACCCTAAGTGCCGATGGGCGGGGGGAATGTGGGAGCCTATGCTTGGTGAACTCCCTGAAGATGTAGAGAACAATGAATACAAAGTCACCCACTACCGAGAAATCAGGGGGCCGGAATGAAACCTATCAATGGAATAGAGCGCGAAATTAACGCACATCTGGATCGTGAAGACGCACTGGATGCTCAAGACTCTTTCATCAATCAATGGGTCGAGGATGCCCACGAAAAGAGAGATGAGAACACCTGTTTAACTAGTGCTATCTGGAGCCTATGCAATGACCCGGCAAAGAGCGATAAGTTTGAAGACGCAATTGCCCTGGCTATCCAAGAGAAAGAACATGACGACATCGACTCACTAAGGGATCTCATTGACAATGAGCTAAGGATAGAGGCAGAAAAAGCCTGGGAGGAACGAAATGCTCCATGATTGGACACCCGAACCAGGGATGAGAGTCAAGCTGGTCTATCCTCCCCAGTGTACATGTATGCAAGGAGCAGAAGCCCCTGGAACTATCATGATAGTAACCTATGTTCCGGATAAGTATCCCGATCAAGATTATCAAGCGGTACCTGAAGGATGCCCAGGTTACATACCCTATCACCTCTGCTCCAAGTGTGCAGTACCTTACATTGAATCCAAATTTCCAAACCTATCAGAAGGAAAACCCCTATGAAAAAGAAGCAGTGTTGCATATGCTTGAACAAAGCACCTGTCGATACACAAGCGCTTTGTTCTAAATGCCGTAAACTCCGAAACCGTATCACCTGGCATAAGCGTAAACAAGGTGTTCATAGTGAAGTGATTGAAGAAAGATTCATGGAAGCATGCGCCTTCCCTGACCCTGATGATTACATAGCGATGATCCAAGGGATTGTTACCACAAAACGAACCATGAGAGGTAGGGTGTTTGAATGAGTAAGAAGATCACTATAAAGGATGCTTGCGGGAGGAGTCCTATTAGCAAAATGGTCTCCCGTAGCTACAATTATTCTACTCGAATATCATACTGGCAAAGCTTTCGAGTAATCCGCAAAAAGAAGGGAGAATAATGGAACGCTTACCTAACCCAGGGTCACCGGAAGCCGTCGAAGAAGGATGCCGTTGTGCAATCTTTGATAACGGACACGGTAAAGGGGCAATGGGCATGGACGGGGTATTCTGGATAAATACTGCCTGCCCTTTACATGGATCAACAGAACAAGAAGAGGAATCTGAAGATGAAAACCTGGACTCCTGAAATAGGAATGAAAATTGTTGTTACTAATCCCCTGCATTATTGCATCGAAACGCTTGAACCAGCAGGAGTAGTTCCTGGAACCATCATGGCTATAACAAGAGCTGATCATCCTGATTCTTATCTTGCTAAAAGAGTAACCAAGGGGGACCATCCACCATGGGCTATGTGTCGCCAATGTGCAGTCCCATTAAAGGAGTCTGAAAATGAGACAATTTGACCATCCTAACATGGAAGGGTTTTGCTGCCCTATCTGTGGGACAAAAGACGATGACCCCGTAATCCTGTGCCCTGTGGTGGGCACTGAACAAGGTGGTATTACTCAGGCTATCCAGGTTCATGTCAAGTGTATTAACCTCTCCTTTATGCCACCTGACCCAATATCAAGGGGAGAGGCTATCCTTTATCACACCTTTACAAGGGCTGTAGAAGTCGTAACAGTTGACGAATCCCCCCTTGATAAAGAGGATAAGTCGCAAGCAAAGCCGAGTAAAGGAGACTCGAGTGATCAAGCCAATTAGCCCTATCACTTCCACCCGAATGACCAAAGATGAAGCTGAAAGGCTTAACGGCCTTCTAAGCGACTTAAATCCTGGCGATGCCCGTACTATCATTATCCCAGCACAGAAGCATCAGAGCGTAGTGAATGGGATCTATGGGCATGGACGAAAGAACAACTGTGAAATGTCTTACCAAACCAGGCAAAAGGGGGAGGTGGTTACATCCCTCAGAATCCGTAAGGATTAGTTTGCAGATCAAAAAAAAAGTGCTATCTTACACAGCCAAAATTTCAAAAGGAGGATGTCTATGGACGTTCAAGTGCAGAAGGTTTCTACCAATTGGGAAGTGATGCCCAAAGGATTAACCTATTATTTCATCGGTCAGCCAAAGACCTGGAAGACTTCAGCCGCTTCTAAATGGAGTGACAAAGGGCATGAAGGTGTCTTGCTAATTGATACGGATCTAGGCGGTGACTTTGTAGATGGTGCTAATGTAGTAACCGTCACAGAACTCCGAACCCCCACCCGGTATGCCATGAAAGATGGTAACCCTGTAATGAAAGACGGAGAGCAAGTTGTCGAAGAAGTCCCTAATGACGAACGAGGGTATATGTATCGGTCTGGCCCAAAGATCGGTCAGCCCATGCCTGTATACTCGTTCACAGAGGTATACCAGTGGCTCCGTAAGAGCTGGAAAGACCTACCCTATGATACTATCGCCATTGATACCATTGATCGTGTAAACGGCTGGATTGAGGAGATTGTTGTCAAGGAGCTTGGCATTAGTGTTATGGGCGAAGGCGAATGGGGTACTGACTGGGGCCGTGCAAGAAAGCGCTCCCTTGATGTAGTCCGTAAGCTACAACGGTTCCTTAAGTCTAAGGCTGCTGATTTGATCCTTATCAGCCATTCTAAGACCTCCGCTGTAACTGACGGAAAAGTTCAGTTAGCTCCTGAATTACCAAGGGGGCTGGGTTATGCTTTGACAGCTCAGGCAGATGTCATTGGATACAGCACTATCCCTAAGGGCTCCACAGAAGCGCACCTTAGCTTCGTCTCTTATGACGAGCGTACAATAGGCAGTCGCCTACGCCCCTTGTTTCAGAAGGACTTGAAGTTCGACTACGAAACAATCAAGAATGAAATGATCACATACCAAGAAGAAGAAGAGGTTTCCTAATGGCAATTTTTCGTCCTACCCCAGCAGCATCCGGTGATAGTAATCAATTTCTAGGTTTCAAGGAAGTGGCAATCGTCAGCTTTGAAGATAAAGCGGACAACTATAGCTGGGCAGATGTCTATCTAGATGTCAAAGTGCAAATGGAAGGAAGCAAGTATTCTGACTCCCTACGTATCGCAGGATCATTTGATCGAGATGCCAGTGGTGACATCACAGAGTGTACTTTGCTAAAACGTATCTACTATCTGTTTGATGCACTAGGATATAATGGTGGCGTTAACCTTAAGGGAGAGTTTGAAGACCCTGATGGCAAGGTAGTAGAAAACATTGCAGAAGAACTATCCAAATATGAGGATCCAGAAGCCCGTAAGTATGCAGTCTATATCTACAAGGAGCCTGATAAGAAGGATCCTAACAAGGCTTGGACTCGTGTACAGGGTAAGATTATGCGTGCTGACCAGATGGACGACTTGAAGAGCTACATTAAGTTCATGCAAGACAAGAACTTTATTAAAGAAGCAAAGCCAGGGGGAAAGCCACAACCTGCTCCAGGTCAAGCTCCGGTATCCACACCAGAGGATGATAAAGATATTCTACCCTTCTGATGTACGTTGAAGTAGCATTAGGCGGTCCCCATAAGCGGGGCCGCCTTTATACCCTAGAAGATTATTACAACCTGATCTTCGAGCACGGTCAAGACATGCCTATTTACCGTAGCGTTTACATATATGGAGAGGAGGCTAAAGAGCACGTTGATAATGGGAAGATGCTAAAAGACTTCTATGGAGAGAAGTTGATCGACATTGTTCCTGTGGATATTGACAAGGGTGATGACTCAGATGAGTATACTCTATCAAGGGCACGCTCTTTTAACCAGGAGTTGTTAGATCTTGGACTGGAACACTATAACTACGAGATCTACTTCTCAGGTACTGGGTATCACTTCTTCATTTCTAACGAATGTTTCAATTTTCAACCCGGTGAAGATCTACCCTTTATTGTTCGTCAAACTATGCGTGCATTATTTGGCGATCAGATTGACCCCATGGTGTACATCCGTACAGCACTGATTCGATCAGAGCATTCCAAGAACCAGAAATCCGGATTGCTGAAGATCCCTTTACGTCCTGATGAGCTTCATTTGCACTATTCAGAGATTCATGAGTTAGCAAAAACTCGTAGAACCCTGGGATTAGACCCTATTGAAGGAGATAGGGAACTTGAAAAGCACATTGTCCAGAATGTTCCAACAATCAAGGCGCTTGCTCCGGTTACAGAGCCTCAGAATGTAGTTCCCTGCATTCAAAAGCTCTATAAAGATGGGCCACAAAAAGGCAGTCGCAACAACGCGCTGCTTAGGATGGCTAGTCACGCTTGTCGTAATGGGATCCCCTCAGAAGCGGCTAAAGCAATGCTACTTCATTGGAACAATGGGATGCTCCACAATGACAATGTAACAGAGAAGGTTGAATCAGTGTACAATAGGGGTTACAAGTACGGATGTAACGATTGGCTCCTTAAGAAACACTGCACAACCAGATGCACTTTCTTTAAGAGGAAGAACTATATGGTTGATATTAAGAGTTCAGATGACCTACATAATGAGTTAACTGAAAGGTTAGCAACAAACTTTGAAGGGAAAGCCTTACGCCTTGATAAGAACTTTGGGATTAAGGATCAAGAGATCGGGATCTATCCTGGTGATATGCTAACTATCTTTGGGCCTACTGGCTGCAATAAGACAGCATTAGCACAGAATATCATCTTTGGATACCGTGCTGATGAGGATGTTATTGACCCCACTTTACAGATCCCTACGCTCTTCCTTAGCCTGGAGTTATCCGGCTGGTATATGCAGCGAAGAAACCTGCAGATTGTCAGCGACTCAAGTAAGGAAGACCTGAAGGATGCCAACCTGGACACTATTTATGCTCAATGTCGGGACGACATGAGTCATATTGTCACCCAAACAATCCCACCTTCTATCACAGAGATCCAGCAACGCGTCAAGGAGATCGGGCCAGCTTGCCTGGTGGTAGATTATGTCGAGTTATTGGAACCACCAAAACATGTTCGTGGCGAATACGAGCAGATCAAATATGCTTGTCAACAGCTACGTAGCATCGCAGTAAACCTTGATATTGTTGTGATCATGCTATCGCAGGTATCACGAGAGATGAGTCGATCTGAAGCGCTTGATATCTACGCAGGTAAAGGCTCGGGCGCAATTGAAAACAGCTCCAGTCATGTAATGGCTATCAATGGCCAAAACAAAAGCATTGAACGACGTGTTGAAATGCTTAAATCAACAGATGGTGAACTATTTGAAGTAGATCTTCAGTGGACACCCAGTTTTAGAATGCGAAGGAAACCAGATGACAACATTTGAACTTTTAGAAGACCTATGGATGGTCAATGAATATCTCTTAACAGAGCAATCAGAAGAGGTTCACGCATCATTAGAGGCAGCGAAAGCCAGATTGCAAGCCAATCTTCTTGACAAGGCAGATAATATCGACTTCTTTATCGTCGAAGTTGATAAGAAAGTAGCCTCCACAGAAGGAGAAATCAAAGTGCTCCAGGCTGAAGTACAGCGGTTAAAGAACCGTTGTACAGCCCTCACTAATAGCAAGAAGTTCGTCACCCAAGAAGCTTTGCCCTTAATTATCAAGGCACAAGGCGTTGATGGTAAGCTGGAAACCACTCGGGCGAAGTACAAGTTGTACGAAACCTATGGAGCAGTTGTTATTGATGAGCTTGCCCTTGATGACAAGTTCTACACAGAGAAAACTACTCGTTCAGTCAATAAGGTAGCCGCAAAGAAAGCCGCTATTAAAGCTATCGATGAAGGTACAGGCCCAATCTCTGGTATCTCTATCAGCAAAGTGGAACGAGTACGGAGGACTTAATGGCCTCCAAAAAGAACTCCGTATCAGTGGAGATCTATAGTGCAATCGCAAAACCATATCATAAGCGCTCCTATGAAAAGGTAGGACTGAAGCTCCGAGCTAAGATAACATCCCTTTTAGGCTCTCTAAAGCGTCGAGGGAAGAATCAGGGCATTGATACCAAAACCACGAGAAGAGAGCTTACAACGCTTCTTAGCGTGTCTTATGGGCAGCCCTGTTGTTATTGTGGAAAGCAGCTTCTGTTAGGGAACATGGCGTGTGACCATATCCACCCATTAACCAAAGGAGGCGTGAATGATGTGTGTAACCTACAATTCATCTGCAAAACATGCAACACAAGGAAGGGCCCTATGGACGTGGCTGAATGGAGGAAATTTAATTCCTTCGTAAGGCACTTGAGTAAAGACTCGGCTAAGTATGTGCTAAGGCAGATGGCAAAAGGAGGAAAGTGGTAATGGCTAAGGCAACAAAAGTACAAACAACAGTGGTAACACTTGAGATGACACTTGAAGAAGCGATTGCTTTAAATCGGTTTCATATAAAGTTCGATAGAAAGAAGTATATTGAAAAAGGCATGGCCGAAGAAGAAGCCTCTCGTTTGTTCAATATTTGGACAGCTTTATTTGATAGCATAACGGTATGACCATTGATTACACCACCCACTTAAAGGATCTTAAGTGTGAGTTCTGCAAAATCCCATTGATCAAGGCAGTAACTACTAACAACGGATCCTTATGGAAGTGCCCTCGCAAGTCGTGCAAGGGGGCTAAAGGTGAGAATTGGAAAGGTAACATCTACCCCATGAGAGGAGTATGCGTTTACATATGAGTTGGCTTAAGGTTATATACATCGAACAGAGTTTAATTAGTATTGAATTCTTGAAGCTATTTCGGTTCTCTGCAAGGATCCACCATGATAGTGCGCCAGGTCTAACCTTCCTGGTGCAAGTGTGGAAGTTCGCAATTGCCCTTAACACCCTTTACCTGGAGACCTCATGAGAGACTATGACGACGTAAAAGACAGTTTAGATAGTATCTTTACTCGTCCCATTGAATCCCAATTGATGCGACACAAAGAAACCCTGCTTAAGGAGGCAGGGGAGAAGCTGAAAGAAGACATGGACACACAGTTCCTAGTACTTCTTAAACGTGCCATTGAACGGTTCAAGGCGACGACTGAGTTCAAGTACGAAGACGGTTATGCTGTTTTCAAGATTAAGCTGAAGGAGGGGAATTTCCCAAAGAAGAAACCTGGTAGACCTAAGAAGAAGTAACTAGAGCGGACAGCCCGAGCCGCTCCTGTTCTTTCCTGATTCAACAAGGGGGAAGCCTTGCACCCACACTCTACAGTGGTAGTGTATAGCCTCCCCCTTGTTATTTAGTAGTGTACACTGTAGTCCACTAAGCAGTGTACTGTTGTGCCTCCTCGTTGCGTCTTAAAGATATGTTA